CCACTCATCTGCAAGTCTATTTCGTGTCTTTTGTGTGAAGTCGCCCCACTTTTGAACGCCAGAACCTTTTAGTGATATGTTTGCAAGTGATCCATCCTCTAGCATAACATAAATTGACTTGGTATAATGACCTCCAGCAGCGACAACTTTGTCCTTAATATCTTTGTAATAACCTTTGGCAATCTCGTTACCTTTGAAAGGTTTTACTGTCATTACTTCTTTTGAAATGAATTTCACTTCGTTGGAGTAAATGTTGCTTGAACTTGCATCATTCCAACCTTTAATGCAATGTAACTCGTCTAGGACTAAAAACTTAAAAGGCAAAGGTATCTCTACATTTTTCTGCGCTTCTTTGTCGTAATAGTTAAAACACTTGTCGTTGGATTTCCACTCGATAAATTTAGTGGCTGGGTTTGATTGTGGTGTAGCAAATGCGCTACGTCTGTTTGAAGTACTCATAATAATATATTTGTTTATGGTTAGAAGTTAAGATGCTCTAACCTTGCATCGGTTAATTATGAAATGTAAATATAGTAATTTAAAACGATATTGCCAAACTACTTTTGCGAGGCGTTGTTGATACTTTAGGCACTTGAACTCCAGCTGCATCGTATATTTCATTTTGCGATTTCAAAGCTAATTTAAGAAGTTCCTCACGTTCTTTTAACTCTCGGTTAATATCGCTCCAAACTTCGCAATCTTTGTAATTGATTGTTTCGCCACCACTTCGGAAAGTTCCTTTAAGTCCAAATGCTTCAAAGTTCTCTTGTGGGATAACTTTTAGCAGTTCAGCATTAATTACTTCCAACGCTTCGCCCATTCTTTTGGCTTGTGCTAGTAGTTCAATTTTGTCAATCTCTCCAGCTTCTAATATTTCTTTAATGAAATTTTTTGAAGATAATTGGATTTCAAGGCGATTAGGTAAAAAGTTTTGCGTTTCAACTTCCTGTTGGCGCATCAAATGGAATAAATCTTTACTCATAATGTTTAAATTAAAGGTTAATACCACTTACTTTTCTAATAGTAATTTCGCTTATTTCGTGATTTTTACAAGTATCTGAAATAAACTTATTAAGACCATTTTTTTTAAACTCAGCATAATTGAACCAATCATAATCTTTTACTAATTCACTTGCTGAGATAACTTTTCTGATTTCAGTAATTGCTTTTTCAATACTGTTTGAAATTTGCTTTGGAGTTCTTTCTTTTGTAATTTCCATAATAATGTTTAATTTAAAAATCCCGACTTAAATCCTATCGGTCAGAATAGGCAAAGTCAGGACTAAATAATTTTTTGTTTCAATCTCTGACCAGATTGTTTTGCAAATATAAAAAAACTTTTTTTATAAATAGCTTTTTTGTGTAAAATTTAATCTACTTTCAACTAAAATGCACTCGTCATTTTCTTGCCACTCATCTAAAATTCTGTTAATTTTTTTAGATGATATACCCATTCTATTGATGAATGTTTGTCGCCCGAAGTACTCGAACCTAAACCATAACTCGATAATAGTTATTTTAAAACTACTGTAATCTTTTCTTCTATCCATTATAATAACTCATCTAATTTTTTGTGCAAATACTCATAATCTTCAGCGTACACGCTTTTGATTATCTCAATCACTTTAGCGTTAACCGCTTTGCGATATGCAACTGCATTTTTCATTTGATTGATTTGAGATTCAAGATGCAAGATTTCTGCTTCCATTTCCTCCTCGTAACTTAATACTGGATCTAATTCAACTTGGTTCGCTGGGTGTAGTGAGTTACCAACTCCTAGCACCATTTCATCGTAGTTGCTCATTAGTATCTAAATATTATTTGTGATAAAAACCAAACCGCTGCGCCAAACGCAAATAAATACTGCCAATCATTTTTTTGAAATCTGTTCATAATTTTTGTTTTAAAGTTCGAGGCAAATATAGAATGAAATATTTAATAAAAAAATTTTTTTATTCAAAAGTTTATTCTTAGGTTTGCAAATGAAATTAATAATAGAAAATATGGAATTACACGTTGTTTTGTTTTCGGGTGGTCGTACTTCCGCTTTTTTAGCTAAGTATATTAAAGAGAATCCTAAATATAAAAACTGCATTTTTGTTTTTATGAATACTGGAAAAGAACGTGAGGAAACTTTATTATTTGCAGATAAATGCGATAAAAAATTTAATCTTAATTTAGTATATCTTGAAGCATCTATAAATAATGAAAAGGGAAAAGGAACAACATATAAAATAGTTGACTTTGAAACCGCCTCAAGAAATGGAGAACCATTTGAAGCGATGTTAAGTAAATACCCTTTGCCAAATAATATGGCTTCTAATTGTACAAGAGAATTAAAGCAACGACCGATAGACGCTTATTTGCGTGATAACTACAAAGATTTTGATATTATTAGAATTGTTGGAATTAGAGCAGATGAAGCGCATCGTAAAAGCGTAAACGCTGAAACTGAAAAAGTGATTTATCCTTTATGCGATGAAATAAAAGTTGATAGTAAATTTATTCGTACTTGGTGGGAAAAACAAAGTTTTGATTTACAGCTAAAAGATTACGAGGGTAACTGCGATTTATGTTTTAAAAAGTCATTAAAGAAAAGATTGACAATTATAAAAGAAAATCCAAATGTTGCTGACTGGTGGCTTAAAATGGAAAAAAAATACAGTTCTGAATCAATACCTAGATTTGATTTAAGAACAAACAAAAGCATTGAGCAGTTAGTTGAAATGGCTAAGCAACCATTTACTAGAGCAGAAGATTTGCACGAACTTTCAAAACAACAATGCGATTTATTTGAATTTGAAACTGATTGCTTTTGTAAAGCATCATAAATATAAATATTAATAACTTAAACAAATGGAACAAAAAAAAGGCAAAGGCAGACCGAGTAAAGGGAGCGAAAAACGAAAACAGTATAACGGTACATTAGAACCGATAAAGATTGAAGTTATCGGAGGTACAAAAGAGTGCAACAATTTAGCTTACGAACATTTAACCAAAATTTACAAATCAAAATTATGAAAGATCTTATCAATTTACAATCGCAACAAATTATCGCATTACAAGCTGAACTAGCAAAGTATAAAAACCTACTTGCAGAAGCAAAAGACTTACTTCAAAACATCGTAAACGATTTAGAAGTCGTGGATGCAGAAGTAATTGGCTTACCTTACTTAGATGAAGCCACAAAGGTTTTCGATGAAGCCTTTGACAATCCTATTGACCAACTTAATAACATTTTACGATGCAGATAGTACAAGACCACCCGTTTTTATGCCTATTCTTTACGTTTTGGGCATTGCTTATAGTTATCTTTTTAGTTTTTTTAATCGGCTGGAAAGATGAAATGATTGAAGATGATGATGAATATTGGAGGTAGATTATAACACGTTGCTACAAGCATAAAAATAAGACCTATCATTCTATTTGGTTAGATAGGTATAATTTTATATCTTTGACCGTAATTTTGTTATAAGTTTGATTAGAAAAGCCTACTCGTTATCGGTAGGCTTTTTTATTTCTTCTTCAACTGGCTCTGAACCAGTCCAACGGTTGACAATCTTTTCAACTCGCACCCAATCTTTACCCTCTTTTACCCATTCATATTTCATTTGCCAGTAATTGGTAAACATTATCTACTTTATTGATAGCTTTTACACGCCATAACCCGATACAAAAGTCTGAATTAATTGGCTTGTTATCTTTGGAGATGTTTACGATGCTATTATCGTACTGCCTAACCTCAATAAAGTTAGTTTGAATCGATCCTTTTACGTGTGATATTTTCATAAAAAAGGACTTTTAATCGTTCCTTTGTAATATCTATACCCTAAATAAAGAATAAGTATCAATATTAACCAGAGCCACCAGAGTTGAAGTAAAAATGTACCCCAATTAAACTGCTCAACATTTTTATCTAATTTATCTTCTACTTTAATTAGTTTTATTTCGTTACTAACTGAATCAACAACGATTTTAGCCACTATCTTTTCGCTAACTACAATAGTATTGTCTTTTCGTTTTTTCTTGCTTAAACGAGCGTTTTTGTAACGAGTTACCTTTCCCTCATTATTTGTGATTTCGATTGGTTTGGTGCTATCAACCGCTTCAATAATTATTTCCTCACTAACTACATCGAATTTAATTGAAGTGCTATCTGTTGAAGTGCTATCGGTTTTGATAACTTGCGTTGCAACTGCGGTTGAATCGGTTTTTTTTTCGTCTTTATTGATTGTTTTTGCACCGCAGGAAATAATAAGAAACGCAATTAGTAAATATTTCATTTTAAACAATTTTATAATTAATAATGCGGATATTTTTCAACTCATAGTTGCCCTCTTTATCAGTCTTAACGTGAGCAAATCCGTGATTATAGTTATTATAAGGCGCATATTCTGGTTCAAGTCCACAAAGGCACCCTGTTGACCACGTTGTAATTATATTTCCATTAAGTGTTTTTTCAGTATGCTCTGACGTTTTATGATGATGTCCGACCAATGCGCTTTCTTTAGCTTTTAAAAACAATCCCCTCGCTGGATTAACTGGAGGTGCAAAACCTCCGTACCATTCGTGTCCGTGAAGTATTGGAAGTTTACCCGCCATTGCAATTTGCTTGTCTTTTACAAGCGTAACCCCAAACTCTCTGAACCTTAATATTTGCTCAAGTTTAAAATCATCAATTCCCAATAGTTCTGGTGCTTTTAGCATTAAAAAATGTTCCCACCTCGCCTCGTGATTACCTATCTTAAAATAAATCGGGCAATTAAACTTCTCTTGTAGCAGTTTTAAGAATCCCCGAGTTATTTCCAACTCCCCAGCTAGATCACGCAATCGCCTATCTTTAATAAATCGGCTGGCTTGGTACATATCTATTGTATCTCCGTTTAAATAAACCGCATTTACCTTGTTTTCAATTCCATAATTTAAAGCGAGTGTAAGTGCTTCATTATCTTGGTAAGGTAAATGAATATCGGAAAGTACTAAAATGTTGTTTTGACCTCTTGGAATAATAAAAGGCTCTGTCTTTTGGTAGTCAGTTTCGGGAAGTTCTGCAAATTTTCGCATCGCCATCTTTTTTTCTTCTGGAGTTCTAACTGAGGTGGGAGATACTTTTGAATTTTTTGTGCTTTCGCACCTGTATTGCCGAACCATTCCCCTAACTCCATCCAAACTTTTAAAGTCCAAAGGGTTTTCAGTAAAAATCATTCTGCAAATCGCCATCGTTGTGGCTTTTGGAAACTTTTGCAAATACGATAAAATAATTTCTTTTTTGTAGGTCGCTGCGTTTTGGTTTCCTATTACGCTCATAATGTTTTTGTTGTTTTAAAACGGATCAACAAATAATACGTTTATATTTTTCCTAGTTCGGAGCATTACATTGCCGCCATTTGATTCGTTACCTACTGCCGTATTTCCCTCGATCGCTTCAAAAGTTTTATTTAATTCAATCCATCGCACAAATATACCAGTATGGTCGTGTCTGCCATCCTTATTCCAATCAAAAAAAACAATATTTCCTGCAACTGGATTAGTTGTAATTCTATTTATTTTACGATAATGCGCAACTGCGGTTTGACATCCAGCAAATCCTTTTTTAAAACCAATATTACCAAGTGGCGCACCCGCTTTATCATAGCACCAACTTACAAACATACCGCACCACGCAACACCATCAAATCCAAACCATTTGCCGTATTTTGTTTTATTGCTATTTAAAGGAATTTCGCCTTGTCCTATTTCTTTTTTTGCAATTTCTACTACTTTGCTCATCACTTTAATTTTTTGTAGTTATCAAAGTCAGTTTTTAAGCGGTCGTATAAACCTTTTAACTGCTCATAATCTTTTGCCAACTTTTGAGATTTTTGTAATTCTTTTGCGTGTAGTTTTTGAATATCGTTAAATTCTCTTTGTAGGGTAAGATTGTGTTTTTTCAAATCGGTTACCTCTTGCATTACTTCATTCATCCGAGATTGGTAAACTAAAAGAAAGTCATCATACATCGTTTTCATCGTTGAAACTGCATCTTGTCTTTGCTTTGCTCGACCTCCAAAGAACCACGCAACTGGTGCGCTTAATGCTGCTAATATTGCCTGCCAATATTCACTAAAAAAATTTACCATAACAAATAAGAAAATATTACTCCCATAATTAAAAAAAACTCGCCTACCCATAAGTCCTTATCGCTTTCAAATTTTTCAAGTTCGCCAATAATTCTGCCGCTTTGCTGAAAAGACTCAAAAGAAAATAAGAAAATGAACCCTATAAATGATGGAACGAATATTTTAAACGCTATTTCAGTAGCAATGTAAGTATCGCTTATTGTTCCACTAATTGCCCAATATAATATACAACCAGCAATAAACGCAATAGGAGCGTGCAAATGCCAACGGTTGAGTATTATCATATCTAAACTCTTTATGTCTCTTAAAATTGATTTAAATATCTTTTTCATTACGCATTTAGTAAAGTTAATAGTTCGCTTTTTTCTTCTTCGCTCATCACTTCAACTTGTCTTGTAACTAAATCAATAATAACCTCGTTTACTGTTAAACTTGGTGCAGTTACTTCTTGCTCAACTTCTATTTCAAAATCAATAGTTTCAAATGAAAGTCCTTGCGGGATATCATTTACATTCAAAGTTTCAATAGTTTGGTTTCCGATTGTGTATCTATATTTTATCATCGTGCAGTTGTAAAGTTTTGTTTTAAAGAAAAGTAATCTCCGTAAATATTAACAGAAGTTAATCCAGTTGTTTTTTGAATACCATTTAAAAAATATAGTCCAGTCGTTGTAGCTGGAATATTTGTAGTGTTAGTTGCCACTAAAGTATCATTTATGTAAAAACCTACCGATGTTGCATTTGCGTTTATTTCTATTCTTAATTTTGTCCAAGCACTAGCAGTTACCGCAATAGTTGAATCAGTTGATGTTCTTGTACCTCCATTCCCTGTTACACATTTCCAATTTGGAGAAGCACCAAGACCACCACTTGCAAAA